GGACTATCCTATGCCTAACATGGCTAATCTGTCGTTGAAAAACAACGCAGGCACCGCTGTCACAGCCACCCAACTCTCCGCTTCTGCGGGTGATGGGGTCCCGGCCCGTTGGCGAGTCGAGCTGAACATGGTTCCGCCCGCATTCCGCCCGCTGGTCGAAGTGACCTCTCGCTACAGCAAGTTTGGGAGTGGAAAGGCGAACAAGAACGTTCGCCGAGTCGACCTGAAGGTCATTGTGCCCCACTACAAGTTGGACGCCGAAGGCAATTACACCGCCGACGGCCAGAGCTTGTTCGAAGCGCACGCTGTGATCCCCCAAACCGTCCTTTCGTCCACAACGGATGATGCCGTGGCCTACTTCATGTCGACTTTTGCCGACACGTTGATGGCCTCTGTCTTCAAGACACAAATCTCTCCGACCTAACCAGGTCGTTGAAGGAGTCATGATGACAGCGACTTTCTGTAGTGGAACTACGAAGGTGTTCCTGACCTTGTGTCAGGACGTCGGTTCGCCCTTTTCTCTCGAACTGGCCCGTAAAGCCAGGGAGGGTGATTGGGTCGGGGTGATCTCTTCTAGAGTCGATCCCACTCAGTACTCAGACCCCCATACCTTTAAGCAGGACTACGCTTGCGCGGAATTTTTGCGCAAGTGCAATCTGCCCATAGGTGGGTTTGACCGGAAGGCCGAAGCCCTCAAAGGGTTTTGGTCATCTGAGCAAGCTTGCGCTAGGACCAACACTATCTTTTCTAGACTCTGTAACAACGGCCCCTTTGGGCCGTCAGAGCTCGCGTCATTGGCTCTTTTGGAGCCCGCGCGAGACTGGATTAGACAAGTGCTTGGACCTCTTCCTAGCTCGCTGGAAGGCAAGTTTGGACCGGGTGCGACATATGGTGACCGGGGACGTCTTACGACTATCCCTGACAAAATGTCATCTCGCTTGCAGTCAACTGCACAATCTGCCTGCTTCAGGCAGTTCATCTCAGGCACTGCCTGGGATCGTGCTTTGTTGGCTTCTGGACGTTCCTCAACTGAGTTGGTCCGCGGAAATCGTTTCACAACGGTTCCTAAGGACGCGACAAAGGATCGTGGGATTTGCATTGAGCCTTCGCTCAATGTTTACTTCCAACTTGACGTTGGGCAGCGGCTGAAGAGCCGTTTGTTTAATGTTGGTTTGGACCTCCTTAACGGTCAAGAGAAACATCAGGCTTGGGCCTGCAAAGGCTCCCGAGATGGGAGTCTAGCTACCATAGACCTGTCCAGTGCCAGTGACACAGTCGCTTACGAACTCGTCCGGTGGCTGCTGCCGCCGAATTGGTTCGAGCTACTTGATGCACTTCGCTCGCCCTTCACTAACGTAGAGGGCAAGTGGGTGCACCTTGAGAAGTTTTCTTCCATGGGTAACGGCTACACGTTTGAGCTTGAAACACTCATATTTGCAGCCATCTGCCACGCTTGCGGGGCAGGAACTTCTGGGAAAGACTTTCTCGTCTATGGGGATGACATCATTGTCCCCACGGATGTAGCTAAGCGCGTCTTGGGTTTGCTTTCACTGTGCGGCTTTACGCCGAACGAACGGAAGACCTTCATTGAAGGCCCCTTCCGGGAAAGCTGTGGCGGTGACTTCTTCAACGGTGTGAACGTTCGTCCATACTATCTAAAGGAGTTGCCTCATGAACCCCAAGATTGGATCTCGATGGCAAACGGAATTCGTCGACTGGTTTGTAAAGACCATAACGATTGGTTCCGTTTTAGTTATCCTTATCGCGCTTGGTTGCGCGTTTTGGATAACATACCATCTGATATCCGTCGGATACGAGGCCCGATTCAACTCGGTGACCTCTGCATCCACGACGATGAATGGGAATACACGACCCGTAAGGGCCGCCCAGGAATCAGATACGTCCGAGTCTACCGACCCGTGACACGTCCGATCTCTTGGAAGCATTTCCGTCCAGAAGTCGTACTGGCGTCCGCACTTTACGGCTGTCCGACTGAGGGGGTCATACCCCGAGGCTCGGTGGCCGGCTATAAAGTCGGATACATCGCTTAC